TCAGTTACTCTGCTCATATTAAAGTTTCTTTAGGTAAAAACTGATTGCAATTTGTATGCTCTGGAGCTTGACTCATTCGATAATTTATTCCTAATCCTTGAGCAACTGCCATAAAACTAGATTGATTTCCACTTACATATCTTGCACCTAATTGTAATTGAGCTAATTCTAAATAATCTTTAATTACATACCTTTTAATTAAATGCTTATAAGGCTCATATTCAGATTCTAAACCAATGAAATAAACATTTTCAGAATTATCTTTTAAGAAATTAATTTCTTTTACCCAATCTGTATTTGGATTTACATATCTAGGAGTTATATTAATAAAGCTATTATTAGAAATTATTGGTTCAACTTTAAGCCAGCCATTTTTCCATAAGCTACCTTTAATTCCAAAAGTTTGCAAATGCAATTCTACTAAATGCGTTAAATGTAGATCGCTATTTTTCCTAAATAAATCTAGATCATAAATTGGTGGAATAAATTCCCTTCCCTTTTTAACCTCATGAATATAATCTTGAACTTCTATTAAAGGTTTAACTATATCGTATAAATGATCTGGCAAAACTAAATTAAGAGCGCCTCCTCCTAAAGCTTGAATTGTTGGTAAAGAATAAATTACATCCCCAGTCGCTCCGCTATGATAAAAATTTGTCATACAAAAATTTAATTATTATCTATTTGCTCTAGTTTTCTTATTGCCCATTCTACTCCTTCAGTTCCGCCCCAAGCATCCCACATTAAGCCTCCGCACCCTTCATCGTAAGGAACATCTTTATATTGTTGATGCCTTTTAAATGAAGCCATTCTAGCAATCGTATCTCTTGTAATATTTTCGCGCTTTGCTAGTTGGTTTGCTCTTGCTTTTCCAACCGCAGTACCACAAGAACCCCAGCCATTCTTACTCGCATATTCTACCGCTCGCCTTGCGTTATTTACCGCAGCTTCTGGATAGTCATTATAGCTATCTACAAATTGGCCACTTGCAAGGATTGCTTGCCAAACTTCCGTAGCTTTTTCTTCTGTGTCATAGACGCAAGCGCCTCCACCGATTCTGTACTTTCCGTTACTACATTTAATTACTGGCATTACCTTAATAGTTTATTATAAATAGCCGTTCTAGCTATATTGTGGCGAAATAAATCGTAATGCTTTCTAACGTATTCGCCATTACTTAAGCCGTAGTCTTCTCGCATATCTTTGCTCTCTGCCATTCTTCTTAAATCCTTTTCCCAATTAGTAACTGGGAAGATGGTCGGAATGTCTGCGTAAGGATCGCGGTTCATTGCCATAATCGGAATGTTCTTAGCTCCAGCTTCTAATGCCTTTAGGTTTGACTTTAGCTTATTAAATCTATTATCAAGCAAAGGAGTTACAAGTATGTCGGCCTCAGCATAATGGTTCATGTAAAGGTCTACCGGTAAGCTCTCAAGTATTTTATAATCTAGCTTTTCGTTGGCCGTGTAGATATTTGCCATCTCGTCCCAATGCCATTTATTAAATTCATTCCATCCGCAAAGTAGCATCCTAGTATTTGCCACAAATCGCTTATCTTTTGACAAAGCATAGATAGGAGCTTTGAGTTGCTTAATGTCTGGATAATGAGTAATGCTTCCAGTATGCGCAATAGTTACCTTGTCGTGTGGAATCTTAACAATCGTAAACTGGTCTTTGTCAAATGGCAAAGCGTTAGGTATTACTTTGCAATTCTTGTTAATCTTAATTATTTCCGCCCATAGCCTTGAATGAGTACAAGTAACTAGGTCTGCATGCTTAATGTAAGATTGGATAATCCTAGCTATTCCGTTTAATCGATAATTAGAATAAGATAAATGCTGAGTAAATAGTTCCCAGTAGTCATCAATATCTACCACCAATTTAAAGCCATACTTCTGCTTCCACTCTAGAATCTTAATTAAGCTCTCAGTCTCGCAAAAACGATTGACAAGAAAGATATTAATCTCCTTCTCCTTAATCATTTCTTCCGTTGGAGTATCGGTTATTAGCGCATACTCCTTTTCCATTGTAGACAAAGGTAAAGCGATTCGATGGTATGTAACTCCGCTATGCCTGCTTCCGCTTCCTAGTATTCTTAATTGGTTGCTCATTGTTTTCGGTTGGTTGTAATGCGTTGCGCTTCTCCATGAATTTTATTCCATCGTAGTGCGCAGATAATCTTTTAAGTAAATCAAACACGCAAGCGCCACACCATGCGTTTAATACAAATTGCGCATCTAAGTTGCGTTGGTAAATTCTAGTATATTCGTCTAATATCGGAAAGTCAATATGTCTGCTAAATCCAAGCTTAACCGCTTCGAAGTTAATAATATGCTCCTCTAAGAATTTAATGTCTTCGCTTGTCATAGTTTTAAAAGTAATCTGTAAAGCACTCCGCCTACTACACCAGCTACAAAGATAGAAGCGATGAAGCTTACTAGATTGTCCGGCATCAAAAACATAATCATTGCAGACCAAGTGCTTAGACAAGGTACGCAATTAAATGGCTTAAAGTTTAAATAAAAACTTTTATGCAGGTTTGTCATGTTTACAAATACTGCAAATGCAATCGCGGCTATTATTATCATGTGTTATAAATTTCTTCTACTACTAATTCCCAGTAAAAACGATCATCAATTTTTAGCTTCTGGTCTTTCACTACTTGACAAATAAACAAAGCAAACTCCTTAGCCTTCTCCTTGTTACCGGTAAAGTAAACTCCTTGATTGACTAGGTACTCAGCTCGCTCGTATGGTTTTAAGTTATCTGTCATCTCTTAGCTTTTTTCTGATTATGGTAATCGCCTTAACTACGCTTTGGTAAGGTATCTTAGTTTTTCGTGATACCTCTGTCTGATTGAATCCTAAATCAATCCAAGCCTCTAGCATTCTATCCTCGTACCAAGAAAGCGATTTACGATTTTCTTCTACTTTGATAAATAGCAATTCTTTGCCTTCCTTAGAATTGTCTTGTATATCTGCTAGATTTTCAAAGCCTTCAATGCTTTCGTACTTAGCGCGGAAGTTCCTAAAAAATGGCTGATTCATCGAAGTCGAATAAATCATATTAAGCATGCACCTAACTAGCCAAAACTTTAAACCGCCCAAGCCGTTGTTATTATAAATGCTCCAGAACTTCTCGTCTGTAATCGAGCAAAGACTAACAAACATCTCTTGCCTCAGTTCATCTCTCAAAGAAGCTGGTTGCATTTTTCTTAGCGCGGAGGATATCTCCTTACTTTCGTAAAGCTCTGCAATTAGTTCGCTTCGAGTTTTAGGTTTCATCGTTCTTTTGATTTTTGAATAATCATATAAATCATAAAAACAATAAAAGCCACTTCCGCAATAGCTACGAAAATGGCTTCAATAATTAATCTATCCATTCAGTTTGTTTATTTCATGCTCAAGGTACCATATGGCTTTTAAAAGGTCTTGCTTTTGATTGCCTTTCTTGTCAGCTCGCAAAATATACTTTATTGCGTTTCCAGTATTAAAGGTCAATCCAAAATCGTCTATGATGTCTATGACCTCAAAGCGATTTCCTTGATAATGCGGAGGCGAATTTACTAGGTCTACCTTTACTGGCTCTGGTATATCCTCTATAATTATCGGCATGTCATCCCAAACCTTTTCGACAAACTCTTCCATGTTAATCTATCAAATTAGATATAAAGCTTCTTTCTAAACAATCTTCTGCGTTGGATGCTGAACGATAAAACGCGTCCTTAAATTCCAGCTCGGTAAATAACAATGTATTGTATTGTCCGTTGTAATTTAATATAACGGCATAGTACTCTTCCTTTGCCGCATTGCGCTTGTCCTTATTAACAATTCTTTTTACTTGTCCTACTCTTACTTTCATTGCTTGTATTATTTTAAAGAATCTAAGGTTTCGTTAAATGTAATAAGTTCAACAATTTCGCCATCAACAAATCTGCAAGTCCCTTCATTGTTTCCTTGTTGCTGAATATCCTGAGATAATTGTGCAACTATTTCTTGATCAATCCAACTTCTTACAATACCGCCGTCTTCGCTTCTTGTTGTAATCTTTACAAATTTTGTCATTTTGTTAATTGTTTAGATGTGAATTGTTAAATGTGTCACAATTTTTTAAAAATATGTGACATAAATTTGTGCTTTAAAATACCCGTTAAGGTATAAAAACTAGGATTTTAATATTAAAGACAATCAAAAGTGTTAAATGTTGCACTAAATATAGTATAAATCTATAAACTATTTTTTAATATTCAATGCTAACTCCCTAAAAATCAATATCTAAGCCGTAAGATTTAAGCAATATATTTAGCTGAGTATTTAGTCCTTCGTGTCTTACTTCGTCCATCTCAGCCATTATCATTCCGAGCTTAAAAAAC